TAGCAAGTAGATTGGAAGGAGTTAGTAAGAACTACAACACAACGATTGTAGTTGGAGAAGATACATACAATCATGTATCAGATAAATTCAATTTTTCAAAATTAGATGAGGTACAAGTTAAAGGTAAATCTAATAAAGTATCAATCTATTCAGTAACAAAAAAGGAGGGTCAATAATCAACTAATATTTTATATCATATAAACTAAAAACGGGAGGTAACAATGAACAGATTACATCAACGTAAACTAGTAAAGGTATTAAAAAGAATAATTAGAGAAGATAATAGAACAAGATATTATCTATTAAATGAAAAATGGTTATTGATCAGAAAACAAAAAGACAGAAGAAGAAGAAAGACACTTAAAAGGTTGTGGAAAATTAAAAGATTATCATTAATGAAATCAGGAATATTACCATTGAGTGCATAACTTACCTAAATATTAATACAGTACAATATAAATAATGTGTTGTAATAACAACCAAGTAATATATTTTAGTGCTGTATAAACGTCTCCTAGAGAGATAGAAAAAAATATGGATAACGAAAACTTAGATATAAGAGTAGAGTTAGAAGGTATTAAAAAAGACCTTGAAAACGTAAGTAGTATAAATCAACGCTTAGATACAGCGATTGATAAACTAGCCGACGTGTCATCTTCTATTAAATCTATGTTGGCCGTACACGAAGAAAAAATTTCTCAACAAGAAAAAACTGATGAAGTTATATTTGAAAAAATTAAAGATAGAGCAGATGAAATAGATAGTGTATATCGAGAGTTGCAAAGAGAAATTAACCAAGTAGAAAGACGTTTACTTATAGAAATAAAAGCATTAAGAAACGATATTGGCAGTAGAGTAAGTATGCTTGAAAAATTAAGATGGATTTTATTAGGCGCAGGTATCGTTGTTGTTTTTATGATAACAAAAAACTTCAATAGTTTATTAGAATTATTTAAATAGGTTGACAAATAAGACAAAATGTAGTATATTGAATACTGTGTTATGTCATCTTATATTGATTTAAAATTTATTAATATTTTATCGTCCAAGTTGAGTAAGTTCAAAAGAAAGAACGACAATCTATTTAATTTCAGATGTCCACACTGTGGAGATTCTCAAAAAAATAAAAGTAAAGCTAGAGCATATTTTTATAGAGTTAAAAATGATATGTTTTTTAAATGCCATAACTGTGGTATGGGCCAAAACTTGGCCAACTTTATTAAGTTTATAGACCCCAGATTACATGACGAATTTATATTAGAAAGATATAAAGGATCAGCACCATCAACACCCAAACCAAACTTTGATTTTAAACCACCAGTATTTAAAGAAGTAAATATTATAGAAGAATTAGATACAATATCAGAATTATCTGATGAACATCCTGCTAAGAAGTATATTATTAAAAGAAAAATACCAGATAAGTTTTTTGATATGCTTTATTATACAAATGAATTTATGGCTTTGGTTAATAAAATTAAACCAAATACTTTTAAAAATTTTAAAGGTGAACATCCAAGATTAATAATACCTTTCTATGATACAACTGGTAATTTATTTGCAATCCAAGGTAGAGCGTTTGGTAAAGAACAACCAAAATATTTAACAATTAAGCTTGACGAAACTAAACAAAAAGTGTATGGTTTAGAAAGAGTAAATTTTCAAAAACATATTTACATTACCGAAGGCCCAATAGATAGTTTGTTTATAGATAATTGTTTAGCAGCTGCAGGTGCAGATTTAATATTAAAAGTTAATTCGGAAAATGTAACATATATTTTTGATAATGAACCTAGAAATAAAGAGATAGTTACACGTATGTATAAAATGATTGATAAGAATTATAATATTTTTATATGGCCAGACAACATTCAATCAAAAGATATTAACGATTTAGTTATATCTGGTAACACAATTCCAGAGATTCAAACTATTATAAGTAACAATACACACAATAAGTTATCCGCATTGAGTAGATTAAACTCTTGGAAGAAATGTAATATATGACAGTTGAAAAAATATTAGTTGTTAAAAGAAACTCCAGAGAAAAAGAAACACTTAATATAGAAAAAATCCACCAAATGGTTGAATTTGCCTGTGAAGATATAACAGGCGTTTCAGCATCACAAGTTGAAATGAAAAGTGGTTTACAATTTTATGACGGAATAACTACAGATGAGATACAACAGATTCTTATTAAGTCGGCTTCAGATTTAATTTCATTAGAAACTCCTAATTATCAATACGTTGCCGCTAGATTATTATTATTCAGTTTAAGAAAAAGTATTTTTAGAAAACTTTGGGATCATCCACACTTATATGAACACACTAAAAAATGTGTAGATAAAAAAGTTTACGATTCAGAAATATTAAAACAATACGACAAATCAGAATTTGATCGTATGAATATGTGGATAGACCATACAAGAGATTACAATTTTACATATGCTGGTTTAAGACAAGTAATAGACAAATACCTAGTACAAGATAGAAGTTCAGGAGAAGTTTACGAAACTCCACAGTTTATGTATATGATGATATCAGCAACGATATTTTCAAAATACTCAAAAGAAAAAAGGATGACTTATGTTAAAAAGTATTATGATGCTATTTCGAGGTTTAAAATTAATATTCCGACTCCTGTTATGGCTGGCGTTAGGACTCCTGTTAAGCAGTATGCTAGTTGTGTGCTCGTTGATATTGATGATACTCTTCCTAGCATTTTTAGTGGTGATATGGCTATTGGTCGTTATATTGCACAACGTGCCGGCATCGGTATTAACGCTGGGCGTATAAGAGGAATCAATTCACGAATTAGAGGTGGAGAAGTTCAACACACTGGTGTTATTCCATTTCTTAAAAAGTTTGAGGCAACAGTTAAATGTTGTACACAAAACGGTGTAAGAGGTGGCAGTGCAACAGTTCACTTTCCAATATGGCACCAAGAGATACAGGATATACTAGTTCTCAAAAATAATAAAGGTACAGAAGATAATAGGGTTAGAAAATTAGATTATTCAATTCAATTATCTAAAATATTTTATCAGAGATTTATTGATGATGAACAAATAACTTTATTTTCACCACATGATGTTCCTGATTTATATGAAACATGGGGTACTCCTAAATTTGATAAGTTGTATGAAGAATATGAAAAGAAAACATCTATCAAAAAGAAAAAAATATCAGCTCAAGAATTAATACAAAGTCTATTAAAAGAAAGAGCGGAAACAGGCCGTATATATCTTATGAATATAGACCATTGTAATACACACTCATCATTTAAAGACACAGTTACAATGTCAAACCTTTGCCAAGAAATTACGCTACCAACAAATCCTATTCAACATATAGACGGCGATGGAGAGATTGCATTATGTATATTATCAGCAATCAACTTAGGTATATTAAAAGACTTAGACGAATTAGAATCTTTATGTGATCTATCAGTTAGATCATTAGACGAAATCATTGATCACCAAGAATATCCAGTTAAGGCCGCAGAGATATCAACAAAGGCCAGAAGAAGTTTAGGTATTGGTTATATTGGTTTAGCACACTATCTAGCAAGACATAAATTGATGTATCACGAAAAAGGTGCGTGGAAATTAATAGATGAATTAACAGAAGCGTTTCAATATTATCTTTTAAAATCAAGTAATACACTTGCAAAAGAAAAAGGTAAATGTGAATACTTTAATAGAACAAAATATTCCGATGGTATCTTACCAATTGATACTTATAAAAAAGAGGTAGATGAAATAGTAACCAGAAAACTATCATTTAATTGGGAGAAATTGAGGAAGGATATAGTTGAAGCCGGCCTCCGACATAGCACACTCTCGGCTCAAATGCCATCGGAATCATCAAGCGTGGTATCTAATGAAACAAATGGTATAGAACCACCTAGAGATTACTTGTCAGTTAAGAAGTCTAAGAAAGGGCCATTAAAACAAGTAGTGCCTAATTATAATCAATTAAAAAATTTTTATACCTTACTTTGGGATATGAAATCAAATGAAGGATATATAAATGTAGTGGCGGTAATGCAGAAGTATTTTGATCAGGCAATTAGTGGTAACTGGTCATATAATCCTGAGAATTACGACACAGGACAGGTGCCTTTATCAGTTATGATAAACGACCTATTAACAACGTATAAGTATGGTTGGAAGACTTCCTATTATCAAAATACTTATGATGGTAAGAAAGATGAAGATGAACCAGTACATCCAATAGGATTTAAGGATAACGTTCCTGAATCAACACCACCTATAGATGATGATGACTGTGAATCTTGTAAAATATAATGGAGAAAAATGAGTAGATCAGTATTTAATAAATCAAAAGGTTTAGATTTTACTAAAGCAAGTATGTTTTTTGGTGATGATCTGGCCGTTCAAAGATATGATACATTTAAGTATCCTATTTTTGATAAGTTAACACAGCAACAATTAGGTTTCTTTTGGAGACCAGAAGAAGTATCATTACAAAAAGATCGTAATGATTACCTTGAACTAAGACCAGAACAAAAAAATATATTTACATCTAATTTAAAATACCAAACAATGTTAGATAGTGTACAAGGACGTGGGCCTTGTTTGGCATTTTTACCGTTCTGTTCTTTACCTGAATTAGAAGGTTGTATTGTAACATGGGATTTTATGGAAACAATACATAGCAGATCATATACTTATATTGTAAAAAATTTATATGCAAATCCTGGTGAAATTTTTGATACAATTATTGAAGATAAGAAGATCGAAGAACGTGCAGAGTCAGTAACTAAATGTTATGATGATTTAATTGAAATGGGTTACAAGTATCAATTAACACCAGATAAAGTTGATATGTACGAATTGAAAAAAAGATTATGGAAGGCTTTAATAACAGTAAACATTTTAGAAGGTTTAAGATTCTATGTATCGTTTGCATGTAGTTTTGCTTTTGGTGAATTAAAACTATTAGAAGGTTCAGCAAAGATAATATCTTTAATTGCAAGAGATGAAAGTCAACATCTAGCAGTATCACAAAGAATTATTAATAACTATAAAGATATTGAAAATGATAAAGTAATGTTAAAGGTCATTAAAGATACAGAAGCAGAAGTTTACAAAATGTATGATGATGCCGTTAAATCAGAAAAACAGTGGGCAACTTATTTGTTCTCTCAAGGTTCTATGATAGGGTTATCAGAAAAATTATTACATCAGTTTGTAGAATATATGGCAAATAGACGTATGAAGGCCATTGGTTTAGATCCTGTATATGATACTAAGATTAATCCTTTACCATGGGTAGATCATTGGTTGAATAGTAGATCAATGCAAAACGCTCCACAAGAAACAGAAATAGAAAGTTATGTTATTGGTGGTATTAAACAGGATCTTAAAAAAGATCAATTTAAAAAATTTAAACTATAATGATAACTAAACATACAAAAACTTGTCCTCACTGTGAGACTAAATATGTAATAGCGTGGGATTATGAAAAGTACGAAATGAATCCAATTACATGTCCATTTTGTAGCCACGAAATAGATGAGGAAACAAGTGAATCAGATAACGATAGTTGGGATTGATTTTAGTTTAAACTCGCCGGCCATCTGTGTAAGTAACGGTAGTTTTAAATTTGAAGATTGTAAATTTTTTTACCTAACAAGTAAAAAAAAACATATAGGCAATATGATGAAGAATATATTAGGTACAGAACACACCGAATACACAAATCCTATAGAAAGATTTAGTAATTTGTCAACTTGGGCATTATCTATTATAAACAAATTAACAGATCCAAAAATTTTTATAGAAGGATATTCTTTTGGTAGTAAAGGTCAGGCCGTATTTCAAATAGCAGAAAATGGTGGCATATTAAAATATAGATTAAAGGAATATGATTATAAGATACTAGTACCAAGTGTTATTAAAAAATTTGCCACAGGTAAAGGTAATGCAGATAAACAAAAAATGTATGACCAATTTACAACTGATACTGGCACAAACATGATGAAAACATTTGACATACCTACACTAAACAATCCTGTAACAGATATAATAGATGCCTATTATATTGCAAAGGCAGGATATGAAAGTATAAAAAAATGAAAAATATAAAAGGATGGTATTTACCAAATTGGGACACACACTTTGAAAATCTTTTACAACAAAAAAATAATAGATGGGAATATCAACAACCACAAAGAGATTATGCTTTATCTTTTGTAAAAGAATTTAAAACTAATGCTATAGACGCAGGAAGTAATGTGGGTTTTTGGTCAAAAGAAATGTGCGAAAAATTTAATCAAGTATATGCTTTTGAACCTCATCCTGATAATTTAGAATGTTATAAAGAAAATTTAAAAGAATTTAAAAATTATACTTTGTACGGCAATGCTATTTCTAATGTTACAGACAAAGAATTAACTTTATATGTATCTCCCGATGAATGTGGTAACGCAAGTTTAAATAATTTTGGAGTACAAGAAGGAAATACTAATAGAAAAATTGATTTCAAACAATTAAAAACTATTAAAGTTTTAGTTAAAAAAATTGATGATTACAATTTTAACAATATAGGATTTATAAAAGTTGATTGTCAAAATCACGAAAAAGAAGTTGTAGAAGGAGCTATACAAACCATACAAAGATGTAAACCTGTATTGTGTTTAGAATTGCCAATTAGAAACGATAAAGAAAAGGAATATCGTAATAATTTAACAGAGTATTTAAAAAAATATAACTATGTATGCAAAGGCAATTTTAAAAAAGAGACAATATTCGTATATGAATAATAAAGTTTTAATAATAACTTCATTTAATAAAAAATTATATAATGAATATGCTCATAGATTTGTTCAAAGTTATAATTGGCCTTTTGATTTAGAAATATATTCTGAAGAATTTTTTACTATCAATAACAATTACAAAATAAAATTGTTAAATGATGATTGTAAAATTTTTGTTGAAAGAAATAAAAATAGAAAATTTAAAGATTATATAACTGATGGAGTTAGGTTTTGTTATAAAGTTTATTCAGTAATTCAGGCAGGTATTAATAGCAATTATGATATATTAATATGGGTAGATTCTGATAGTGTTTTTTATAAACCTCTAACATTAGACTTTATTAATACTAATTTATATAAAGAAGATAGAATGATGACGTATCTAGGAAGAGGAGAACATTACAGTGAATGTGGTTTTTTATTATGGAATTTAAAACATAAAGATACTTTAGATTATTTTAAAGAAATAAAAAAAATGTATGATGAAGATTTGATATATAATGAGAAAGAACAACATGATAGTTATATATGGGATTTGGTAAGAAAAAAATTTGAAAAAGAAAGAAATACTATTAATATAGATATAGGAGATAAAAAAGTAGGGCATGTACAAGCAAGATCAATATTAGGATCTCTATATGATCACACTAAAGGTCCTACAAGAAAACAAATGGGAAGAAGTCCTGAGGCTAGAGTATGATAAACATTTTTATAGGTTATGATAGTAAAGAAAAGATAGCATATCATGTGTTATCTGAAAGTATATTAAGAAATAGTACAAAACCTGTTTCTATAACACCAATATATTTACCAAACATTAAAGATGATTTTTTAAGAGAAAGAAACAATCTGTCATCTACAGAATTTTCTTTTAGTAGATTTATTATACCTCACCTTATGAACTATCAAGGTTGGGCATTATTCATGGATTGCGATATGTTAATGAAAGCTGATGTTGAAGAACTTTGGAGATTAAGAGATGACAAATATGCCGTTCAAGTTTGTAAACATGATTATGTGCCTAGAACTGAAACAAAATTTTTAGGTCATATACAAACCGCCTATCCTAAAAAAAATTGGTCAAGTTTTATGTTAATGAATTGTAAAAAATGTACAAGATTAACACCTGATTATGTTAATAAGGCCAGTGGATTAGAATTGCATCAGTTTAAATGGTTAGAAAATGAAGAATTAATAGGTTCATTACCTTTAGAATGGAATTGGTTAGCAGGAGAATATACTTATAAAGAAGATGTAAAAAATATTCATTATACTGAAGGCGGCCCATATTTTGAACAATATGCAGATTGTGATTATTCAAGTGAATGGTATAGTGTTTACAATAATATGGTTAAAATACAATTATGATTTATGGTTTTGGAACTAGAATAGCAACTAATGATATTGTAGAAAATTTTACAAAAAGTTTTGAAGGAATTTATTATAATAATAGAAGAACTGTAGATAAATTTGAAACAACATTTTGGCCAAATTTCAATATAAAAAAATGGATTGAAGAAAAAAATCCTATAATTGTATTAGGTATTTTAAGAGGAACAGAAAAATTATTATGGCTAGCAAAAGAACATAAAATAAATTATTATTATATAGATCACGCATATTTTTTTAGAGCAGAAAAACATAATCCTAATGAAATAACTAATGAACAATCTTACAGAATATGTGTAAATTCTGAAAATTTAAATTTTAATGTAAATAAATTAATGAATGAAGATGATATATTAAGAATACAAAATAATAAAAGTATTATTATTAAAAATATTTCACAATTTAAAGCAACAGGTAATAAAATTTTAATTTGCCCACCATCAGAAGCCTTAATTAGATATTACAAAATAGAAGAAGGAGTACAAGGTTGGTTAGATAGAACAATTAATATAATAAAACAACAAACAGATAAACAAATAGTAATTAGGTATAAAGATACAAATACACCAATTTTAAAAGATTTTGAAGATGCCTATTGCATTGTTACTTTTCAATCTACAATAGCAATTGAAGCTATATTAAATGGTATACCTTCTTTTTGCGATATATCCTCATCATGCGCTCCAGTATCAAATACAGATTTAAATATTTCAAAACCTTTTATACCAACTAGAGATCAAATAATTTTATGGATAGATAGTTTATTAGCAAATCAATTTACTATGAAGGAAATAATAAGTGGAGTTGCTAGAAAATCTATTGGCAGACTACAGAAAGAAAAATATATATGATAACTTGTCATTTTATGAATTGGGATAAATGTTTATCTCATCAAATTTGGCCTGCTATATCAAAAGGCTGGCCTGAAACAGATAAACCAGTTAATTTTTTTTGGGGATTAGGTGGTAAAAATATACCTAGAATTAAAGAGTGTATAGATAAAGGTGAAGAATGGTGGCATGTAGATGTTGGTTATTTAACTCAACAAATTGTAAGATATCCTGAACCAAGAATAATTGATAAAAATAAAACTTATTTTAGAATAATAAAAGGCAAATTACATACAACAAGAGGAAGTGTAGGTAATGGTCAAAGACTTAACGAATTAAAACACAAAGGTATAGATGCCGAATTTAAAGGTTGGTATACAGGAGAATGTAAACACATATTATTATGTCCTTCTTCAGAAACAGTAACTTATCATATTAATGGTATTTCACAAGAACAATGGATAAATGAAGTTACAACTGAAATAAGAAAATATACACAAAGAGAAATAATAGTAAGAAACAAACCAAGACCTGATAATAAATGGTGGGGAACAGATATAAAAGACGATTTAAAAGATTGCCATTGTCTAGTAACTAACATGAGTTTATCAGCTGTTGATGCAGTATTAAATCAAGTGCCAGTTATATGCCATACTGATAATATAGTATCACCTATTGCTTCACACAATTTAAAATTTATAGAAAAACCATTAAAACCAGGAAGAAAAACAGTAGAAGAATGGTTAAAGTTTGTGGTAGAAAATCAATTTACTATTGAAGAAATAGGAAATGGCACAGCTTATAAAACATTAAAGGAACAAGATGTATGATAAATGTATGTTGTGTTTACTATGGTAACAAATATAAACCAGAATATGTACAAATATTGTACAATATGGTTAATAGACATTTAACCGTACCTTTTGAATTTTATTGTTTTACAGATCATGTTAATTTGTTTGATCAAGTTCATGGTAAAATACATTTTAAATCATTTCCAAGATTTGATATGCAAGGTTGGTGGAACAAACTTCAATTATTTCATCCACAAACAGGTTTACAAGGCGTAAATCTTTATTTTGATTTAGATGTTGTTATATTAAAAAATATAGATTGTTTTGCTACTTGGGGAGACGAAAATACTTTTGCAATTATAAATGATTTTAGTGGAAAAGAAGTATTAAACTCCAGTATAATGAAATGGAATAATATAAATGCTTCATCTTTAATATGGGAAACTTATTTTGAAGATAGACCTAAATGGAGAAAAGTACAAGGCGATCAAAACGTTATTACAGATTTAATTAATAAACAATCAATTTTAAAAGTTTTTCCTGATGAATGGACTTTTTCTTACAAATGGTATAGTAGAGTCAATCCAAGATTTCATAAGAGCGAATGGACGTTTGAACAAGACTTGAATGCTAAAGTGGCCGTTTTTCATGGTAAACCAGACCCTCATGAATCAGAACAAAAATGGGTAAAGGATAACTGGAAATAATTTACACTTCACCTTCATTAGAACAAAACGTGAACAATTATATAAATAAGTAATTGAATATAAACACTTATTTCTTTTAAAAAAGACAAAATAACGCTTGTATTGTATATTCCGGTATGTTATATTATGTGTATAAATTGAAATAAAGGACTATAATATGAAAACAAAAGATTATGCAGTAGAAGTTGCAGAAAAACAAGCTGACGTTGTTAAAGACTTGTTACTTAATAATGAAATTACACAATCTCAAGCAGTAGACATGTTAAGTAAAATTCAAAATATTGAATTAATTACAAATATGGATTATGATGATATTGCCTACGAGTGGGTAATGGAAAGTAGAGGTTAATTATGATATACTTAAATAAAAACGATATTGGAAAAAACGTTTACAGAGTTGTACAAGATTACGTTGTACAAGTTGCTTACTATGTAAAAGCTAAAAATGCTGACGAAGCCAGAGATATTTCTTTAGAATATGGTGGTATTAATAGTGATTATATTAAAGATGCTATCAAAGTAGATTCAGAACAATTAGAATTGGATTATTACGACACAGGTTATGATAATCAAACTGAAGAAATGTTAGGCAAAGTTATAATAGACACAAACGATCAAGACGAAGTAGAGCTTGACAAATACGCTACAGAAGGAGTATAATATGATATCAACTTTTTTATTTGGTTTCTTTTTTGCAATTTTTTTAATGAGTATGATACAATGTATTTTTATATTAAACAGTATGAAAAAAACTTGTACCAGAATGATTAAAAATATTAATGGTATGAAAAGAACATTGAAAAATTATTAACAACAGGAGATATATAATGACAAACATTGAACTAATACAAATAGATATACTTAACCAAATTATAAATGCTATAGATACTGAAGATATAGACACAGCCAGAAAAACATTGGTCAAATTTAGAGATACACTACAAGAAGATGTTGATAAAGCAGAGTCAGATATTGATGTAATGTTACAATTAGAAAACGAAAGCAAATACGGTAAATAATATGTGTGATAGAACTTTTAAAATTAAAAAAGGATCTATATTAGATACCAATACTAACACCATAACTACAGTATTAGAAGTTAATGGTTTAAACCCCAATAGAATGAGAAAAGTATCAGTTGCTGATAATAAATCATTTGGCAGACACGCAAATAATAAAAATGTTAACAAATAAACAAAGATTAGAATTGGCCTTAACTCAATATCGGAAATGGTTAAAGTCATTAGGTTTAAAATTAAATAATAAAGGTAAAGTAATCAATAATCATAAAGGCTTTGATATACCTGATTACAAAACAAAAGATTCTATACCGACAAGTGATAGAATAGTTGGCGATACATATAAAAGAACTTATGCTACAAAGTTGCCAGCTGGTAAAACAATTGGTATTGCCTATAATAAAGGAGCATATCAAGTTGTAGATAGTAGTGATTTTAAAACAATGGGTAGAAAGATATAATGACAAATAAAGACTTATTTAAAGACGTAGATAAAAAAAGAAAAGGTAAAAAAACCATAGATGGTTATTATTCAGATAAAACAGGTTTTTATACTTTGTATAAAGATGAAGATGGACAATCAATAATTAAAAAGAAAAGTAAAAAATGATTTGGTTCTTTTTAGGCTTAATTATAGGTATATGGGCTGGCTGGAAATACGAACATGTGGTAAATGACGTTATTGAGTCATATTTTAAATAGCTATATAAATCAATAACTTGAAGTCATTGTTTTTAAATACTTATTTCTTTGACTTTAGGCTTGCAATTAAGACAAAAAAGTATTACCTTAATAGAATAAACTAACTGAAGTATATATTATGATAACTTATGATAAAGACACTCTGTTCAAAGAGTTTAAAGACGCCAAAGCAAAAGATGTTGCTTTGTCCACAAGAAAAAAATTAGAAGATAAAGAAACTGATATTTACACAAATCGTATTCAATTCTTTAAAGACCATATAAAAAACAAATCTGTTAACCCTAGAACTTATGACAATTTAGATATTAATTTTGAAGAATTGTTAAAAGCTTATGAAAGCGAAAATCCTAGAGATTACTTTTATTTGTCAGTATTTGGTAAAACTTATGACCAAAAAATGTGGGAAGAAGAAGCTGAATTAGAAAATGAAAAACTTGCGAATATTTAGTTTACTTGCGATCTTGTTGTTAGTTAACCAGTGTGCGAATAATCGTTCTCACGCTGGTGCTTTTTTAGGTGCTACAACGACCACAGCTGCATGTTTACAATTTACAGATAATCCAATTGTAGCTGCTACATGTGCAGTAGGTGGCGCTATTGTAGGTGCTGACATTATGTATGGTTCAGATTATGATGTTCATAATGCTGTATTTGTTGATCATTTAAATAGAGGTTCATCTTCATCATACACAAATTGGCATAATGAAGCCACTAATAATTCAGGTAGTGTAAAAACATATTCAACTTACATGGAGGGCCCCATGAAGTGTAAAGATTACGAATCAACAATTGATATAACAAGCCAATGGCCATTAATTGGTATAGGCGGTATTAATAGAAAAGTAATGTTCGGTACTGCTTGTCAACAACCGGATGGAAGGTGGGTAGAAAGAGATAATTATGGAAGAACAAATTAAATTATTAAAAGCAAGAGAAAAAGTTATAATAGAAGAATTGGAGTTTAGTCCTCTAAGAAGTTTGGAGAATGAACTTTATGAACTAAGAGATACTTTAGAAAAACTTGAAAACAAAGAACCATTAATTTATAATCAATATGATGCCTTTGATAAAGATTGGTCACAAAACATAATAAAATATGGATCAGAATAATGGGATTAAATCCTAGAGAAAAAAAACAATTAGAATCATTATGTGTAGGCTTATGCTTATATTTTATATTAATTTTAATGTTAATAGTAATATTTAAATGAGTAGTAACTTAAAAAAATTACCAGAATTTTTAAAACCATTCTTTATAGAACTTAAAGATACAACTATCTTTATACTTAATGATATTTTTAATGGTATTAAATTGATATTTCCTAAAAAACAAATGATATATTCTTGGAGATTGAAAAGAGTAGTACCTAATTTACGAAAATATTTTTTAGTAATATTTTTAATGTATTTTGTTTTACATATTGGTATTTCAAAGGTGAAAGCAAATGAAACTTTTGTTATGCCTAAAGTAGAAATGTCCGAAGAAGAAAAACAACACGATAATGCTTTATATCAAAAGGTAATTAAAGATATAGATAATTTAAATAATAAACATACATACGAATTAAGTAGAACTATAACACCAAAAGAAAGTGCTAATCAAAACTGTTATGTATCTATAAAAATTACACAAGAAGGAGAAAGTGTTGTTAAAAAAGAAATTTTGGAGTGTGCTGACGGTAGAAAGGGTTTAATTACACCTAGCTATTGGGAATTATTTGCACAATTCTATTATAGAGATGTATCGGCTCCTGAATATTGCCGATATTATAGTAGACCAGATCACGCCTTTAAATCGTTCGGAAAGACGTGCCTAAACAAGAACGGTGAATGGAGAGTGCAATAATGTTTAAAAACATTATAATCGCTACACTCTTATACATGTTAGTATTTAATGTGTCAGTTAATGAACTTTTTAATACACTTAGAAAAGGACTTGACAAAACACAAGAAATAGTATATGATGTACAAAGGAGTGTGAAATAATATGATGATAAGAACAATAATGATAGTAATATTAGGCATGCTAATGGGAGCATGTGCTAATACTGGTTTAAATCAAACCTATGAAATTAAAGCAGAAAAAGAAAAAACGTTAGACGTTGTTCCTGCTTGGTACATGAATCAAATAAAACAAAAAGAAGTTTGTAATCTTAACTCTATAGAGTCAAAAGGCACAGACAAATTATGTTTATTTGGTGCAGGTACTGCTGTATCGCCTGATTTAAACCTTGCAATTGAAAAAGCTAGAATGTTAGCAAAAGCGGATATCGCTGATGTTATAAAAGGTGAGATGAACAAACAATCTAAACAGTTTATAACTGAATTAGGTAAATCAGAAACTAAAACTGTAGTATCACAAGTTGAATCAACTTTAGTGAACGTAATACAAAATACACCTGTAAGAGGTTATGAAGTATTTGCTCAAGAAGTAACAGCAACAAATCAAGGTTACTATAGAGCATGGGTTGGTTTAAAACTGCCTTTAGGCGAATATAATAAGATGTATCACTACAATATTGAAGAAGTAGCGAACTCTTATAAACTAAAAGAAAAGGCTGATCAAGCGTTTAAAGAAACAGTTAAGAACGTTGAAAACAAGGCTAACTAATGAGTGATATATCTAGCATTTTAATATACTCAAAAAATAATTGCGGATATTGTGTTAAGGCTAAGTTGTTATTAAATAACCTTGGCCTTAATTACGTAGAAAAGAAATTTGAAGATTTTACTTCAACAGAAGCATTATTTGAAGATATAGGTAAAAATGTTAGATCAATGCCACAGATTAAAATTAATGGAGAACTTATAGGTGGTTATAATCAATTAGTTGAATATTTACACGATAAGGGTTTAGTTAATTTTGAAGGTAAAATTATTAATGAGTGATAAAGATAAAGTAATTTTATTTCCAACAGATAGGATTGTTAATAAACAAACAGCTAAACAAGACCCAAAAGCAACAGAAAGAATCAGACTAGAAAATACAAAAGAATTTGTAGAGGGAAATGTTGACGAAATTGCCATGTTAATTTTAAGAAAATTTGTACAAATGGCCATGTTAACAGAAAAACCAGAATTTACAAAAGATTTAGGTTTATTGGTAGATATTATGAGAGGTATGATATATAGAGACTTTGATGTTAATCATCCAGCACAAAGATTAGCCGATAAAATTACTGATGTTAAAATGACAAGATTTGGCCCACAAGTTATTATTGATTATAATAAAGTGTTACCTGAAGAAAAACACAAACCACACAAACCTTTTAGTAAAGATATAAAAGACGAAATTAAACGAACCAATGATGGTTGGACAGATTTTGAACCAGATTTTGAAACACCAGATGATTGGGAAAAATAGTTTTATAGAAATTCCTAATGGAATCGCCTTTGCAGGTTGTAAAATAGCAATTGAAACAAGGAGAAAATATAATGTTTAAAACATTAAAAAGAGCATTTACACGTGGTAATGCTTCAAAAACACAAAAAGTACTTAACCTATTGTCGTCTGGGAAACCAGTGTCATGGAAAACTTTGAGAGACAGATTTGATCTAGTATCTCCAAGAGCTATGATTGACAAATTAAGATTAGAAGGAAATATGATTTATATCAATAAAACTTCTAAAGGTACTTCATATAGATTAGGAACACCATCTAAAGCAATTATTGCTGCTGGTATCAAAAAACTATATGGAAAAGAGTTATACTCTTATAACGCTTAATTAGTGTTGATAGAGGCGAGAAATATATAACGCTCGCCTCTATTTAAATAATAAGGAGATTTATGGCATACGAAGTAAAAAGAAAATTTAAAGATAGTTTAATAGTAGAAAAAAAAATTAATTCATTAACAGATAGAGAATCTTACTCACAAGAAATAAATGAAGAATATGGTGAGGGTGGCGGCTTAAATGCTGGTTATGATATAGTAGAAGCAGTAGCAAAATATTCTAATGAACAAGGTAAAAAAGGTAAAGAATACGGTAAAGATTTTATATTTAAAACTACCAGTTACAATGAAGTAATGGGAGACGAAACAGTAGTATTTGAACATAAAGCATAATGATTTTAATTGACCTCAACCAAGTTTTAATATCAAACCTTATGGCGCAAACCAGAGGTAAAGCTGAAAATATACCTAATAAAGAAATGATTAGGCATATGGTCATTAATTCGTTAAGAGGTTTTAATTTAAAATTTAAAAAAGAATATGGCGATAAAATAATTTTATGTGCCGACGCTGGTGATCCTTGGCGTAGAGATATATTTCCTAATTATAAACATGCTAGAAGAAAAGGCCGTGTAGATTCTGCTACAGATTGGGATAATATATTTAATTTAATTACAGAAATTAAACACGAAATTGCAGAAAACTTTCCTTATGTTATGATGTATGTAGAAAAAGCCGAGGCTGATGACATTATAGCAATACTTGTGAAGCATACAAAAGAACCTATTATGATTATAAGTGGCGATAAAGATTTTATACAATTACAAACAAAATCAAATGTTAAACAATATAGTCCTATACAAAAGGTATTTGTTGGTGAAGGAATAGACGCTAAAAACTTTTTACACGAACAGATTATAAAAGGAGACCGATCAGACGGTATTCCTAATATATTAAGTCCAGATGATATCTTTTTAACAGGTGAAAAACAAAGACCTATTAATAAGAAGCGACTTGAAGAATGGGCCAATGTTAGTAATATACCTCTTGGCAGTGAAACCAGTAAATATTATGAAAGAAATAAGAAATTAATAGACCTTTCTTGCATACCAGAAGAGCTAGAAAGAACTATTATAAATACTTATAAGAACTATAAAGTACCTAGCAGGTCCAAACTGTTACCTTATTTTATAGAACATAAACTAAAATCGTTAATGAGTAACATTGGTGATTTTTAATATTCGAATATTGGAGTAAATAATTATGGCAGAAACACAACAAACTAGTCATCCTAGTTTAATGAGTAAAAAAGGTTTAGACGCTACGGCTCGTACGGCCACAAATTCTAGACCAATAGCTCACGAAATATTTACGCAAGTAAATAACGCAAAAGATAAACCCAAAAAAATTGAAGTATTAAGAAAATACGACAGTCAAGGTTTAAGACAGTTATTAAAAGCTGCTTTTGATCCTAAAATTATTTGGGATTTACCAGAAGGAACACCTCCTTACATAGCTAACGAGGCACCAGCTGGAACAGATCATACATCTTTATTAGATGAATCAAGAAAACTTTACCTTTTTATCAAAGGCGGAAGTAATATACCAAAAGTAAAAAAAGAAACTCTTTATATACAAATGTTAGAAGCATTACATAAAGATGATGCTTTAGCATTAATTGCTATAAAAGAAAAAAATCTAAATCTAGTTTATAAAGGCCTTACAGAAAACTGTGTAAAAGAAGCTTTTAACTGGAATGATGATTTTATGAGAATGTAAGGTTTTAAGGGTTTTCCTAAAAAACCCTTTAAAAACAATGACTTCAAGTCGTTGATTTAATTGACTTATTTCTTTTCATATAACACTTGACCTAAACACATTAAAGTGTTACCTTATATACATAAACAACAAATAATAAATATTATGAAGAAGTTTTTGATTTACATTACTATACTAGGTTTACTAGTGTATGGCCTTTTAACTGTTTTTATGAACTCAGTTAAGGCTAGTGAATATAATACTGCTGTTATAGGCCATGTTATTACACAAAAGGTATCTGAACAACCAGTTGATGCTTCTAAATTGATGGAACAAGAATTGGCACGAGTAGCACATTTGTTCGCTATTGATAGTATTAATATATTGCAGAAGTATTTACCTGCTATATTAGATAAAGCGGCCGCTGAATTAAGACTTGAAGCAGATAAATCATATAAATGCAGTTTACTAAAGGATACAAAGATACAAGACGATTGTAAGTAATGTATGATAAAGGTAACAAAAAAGAAAGTTTTAACGATTAAAAAGAAACTTATGCCATTGTTATCTTCAAAAGAAAAATATTCTACCACATATAAAGACATCAAAAAATATTTTAAAATACTCAATGAGGGACTATTTAACAATAAATTATCACCTTTTAACGATATAGAAATTAAAGAATTAAAAAGACAAAAATGTATGGGTCAAGTTATTATAGTTGATTATGAGAGAAAAGGTACAAGAACTTTAAAATTGGAAATGGATACAAAATACGATAATAAAAAAGATTTCTTGGAGACGTTAGCCCATGAAATGGTGCATCTTTATCAGTTTACACAGTTAAACGATAATGGTAACCACAACAAACTATTTTATAGTTTTAGACCTAATCTAAAATATGTTGGTTTAAAATTATAAACAACCGAAGGATATATAATGACACAAGTGATAACAAAAAAGTTTAAAGATGAATATCTTAAATCATCTATTAAAAATTCTATTAAAACAATAGAAGATTTTACCAAAAATCGGAGACGAGGAGATCAAATCGTTTATTATGAGGGTAATTTCCAAGAAGATGTTTTAAATAATTTTTCTAATAAAGAATCTGAAGAAATATTTAATAATATGAAAAAATACTTAAACGATTATAGATTAATTTTTTTACAAAAGAAAATTAAAATTAATGACGTTAATACACAAGTTAGTGAATTAAACGAACCAAAACATTACTTTTCTTATATTGTAAGTAAAAGAGTATTTTAATTATATTCATATATGAAACCTAGACCTTGGTATTGGTACGTTAAATATAAGTGGCCAAGAAAAATTAAATATCATATTAGACAATTAATGTCTATTATTGGTATTACTTTAATAGGATTTGGTATAGGTACGTTTTATCCAAATTTTATATCTAAACATAATGTTGAAGAAAAAGCCATAGATAAAACTATAAAATGGGCCAAAGAAATTGGTTTCATGGAACCTAGAATAGAAACTTATAGTGATGAGATTTTTATCAAAACTATGCAAAAATGTATTGCTTATTTAAATTTAGAGCTTCATAAAAATGAACAAATACCTGATGAACTTATTATTGCTCAGGCCATTATAGAAAGTAATGCCGGTTTAAGTAGATTTGCTAAAGAAGGAAATAACCTCTTCGGAATAAGAGTTTGGAATAAAGACAAAGGCATGTTGCCACAAGGATATAATGATACATTATCTTGGAGAGTTAAATCTTATTCTAGTAAATGTTCTTCAGTACGTGATTATATAACAATTCTTAATACAAAACAGGCATATTCTGAATTTAGAAAAATACGTGATAGTCAAAATAGATTGTGGGGAAAACCTGATGGTATAGCATTAGCTCGTGGACTTGATAGTTGGAGTACTACAAAAGACTATGAACAACAAGTTATAAATATAATTAAGAAATTGAGACAAGATGGAAAGATCGTAATTAAAAGATGACAAAAGAAAGACCAAAAATATACGAGAGAAATCCTGATACTGGTGTAATACGTTGGCGATATGTTGATGAATCACATGATAAGTTTGGATGGCCGAATTATGGCAGATTATTAAAAACAAAAAAGGAGAAAAAATGAACGAAGTACTATTTTTTGGTGGCGCAGCTCTTGTAATAGGTTTAAGTTATTTTATGGGATTTAAAAGTGGAATTGATAAAAATTTAAAAGAACAAGTAAGGCAATTTTTACATGATATGACCGTATCACAAATGGCACATACACATTTTATGCAAAAAGCAGCAAATGAAACAAAATTATTACTAAAACATTTAGGTATTAAAAATCCAAAAAATATAAAAGCACCTAAATTAATGACATTAGAACAATTTGATTCTGAAAATAAAAAATAATTAAATGATATTAACCACATTATTATTCTTATCGGGTATTGCAGTATCTATTGTAGGTGCTTATTATTCTATATTAGGATTAGCATCTTTATTTGCCGGTGCATATTGGGCAGTGGTAACAATGGGTATTACACTAGAAGCTGCAAAACTGGTAACTGTATCTTGGTTATATCGTAACTGGAATTTAAAAGAACTACCTAATTCAATAAGAATGTACTTGACATCAGCAGTTTTAATGCTTATGTTCATTACATCAATAGGTATATTTGGGTTTTTATCTAAAGCACATTTAGATACAGCAGCACCAAATACTGGTAATAGATTATTAGTTAAAAATATTGAAAGACAAATAGAGTCTGAAAAGAAAACAATTGATGGTGCTCAAAAAATTGTAGATCAACTAGATAAAGCATTAGATAAAGTCATAGACAAAGACGCTGACAAAGGTTTAGTAGAAAGACAAAAACAACAGACTGAGAGAAATAGAGCCAATAACATTATTGCCAATTCATCTAAAAAGATTACAGAATTATCAAATCAAAAACTTAAATACGACAAAGAGCAGTTATCTATAGACAAGGAAGTGGGGCCATTTAAATATGTTGCCGAAATTTTATTTGGCGATAGTGATGACGGTAACCTAGATAGAGCCGTTAGATTTATTATTATATGTTTAATTATGGTATTTGACCCTTTAGCTGTATTAATGTTAGTTGCTTTTAATTCTTCTCTTAAAAATAAAGAATTAAATAATAAAGAAACTTATAAAAACGAATATAGAATTACTTATCCCGAAGATTTAAAAACTAATGATTATACAAATAATTATACTTCAACTGAATTAAAAACAAACAAATCTTCAATTAAAGATATAATTTTAAAACAAACTCTAGAAAAAATTAATGATAAAAACAAATCACAAAAAGAAAGAGATAGGGATTATCAAAAATTTGTACAAGAAATAGGTGCTAAAGAACTTGAAGGATTAAGTCCAGATGAAATTAAAATAAAATTAGATCAAATATATGATTGGAATGAAAAGAAAGGAAAAGATGAAAAAAATAGTTAGTATATTGTTATTATTAATTATTGTTGCTTGCACAACCACAAACACAACAACACAATCAGAACCTAAAACTGATTTTAATAAAATTATCAATGGTTTAAAAGCAATAATAATACCAAATTAATGTTGACAAGAAATAAATTAAATGATATAATGAAAGTATATGAAGTTGAATCTTACAAATAAATTACAACAACGACTTATTGATAACGCATTTAAAGCTTGTGAAAAAGCAGAATCTAAATGGGCAAAAAACTTTTGGTTTACTATTTGGAAAAAATTGTGTCAAAGATATAAAAAAGGTATACATTAATGAATATATTTTATTTAGATAAAGATCCTATAAAAGCGGCAGAAATGTCTTGTGATAAACATGTATGTAAAATGATTATAGAATCGGCACAAATGCTATCAACAGCACATAGAGTATTAGATGGCCAAGAATTTACTGATAAAACGGCAAATGGCCGTAATATAAAAAGATGGCGACATCCAGATAAAGATCTAGATAAAATTTTATATAAAGCGAGTCATATCAAACATCCAAGCACACAATGGGTAATGTATAATTTACAAAATTATGTATGGTTGTATAGACACATGATGGCATTACACTCACAATTCAAATTAAGATATAATAAATCTGAAGATCACATGACTATACAAAAACTAGGCGCAATATTAAAAGATGCTCCTAGAAGATTGCCAGTAAGAGATTCAAAAGAACCTACACCGGCAATGCCAGATGAGTGTAAAGTGCCAGGCGATTCAGTGGCCAGTTATAGAAAATATTATATAATGAAGAAAAAAGATTTTGCTACTTGGAAATATCCAGCAGTAATGCCAAACTGGTACAAAAAAGGTATTGAAAATGCCATCTAAAGATGATAAAGAATTAAAAGAAGTTTATAATATAGTATTTCAAGAAGTTGCTCGTTTAATATTGGTTGAAAAAAAACAAACACAAATAGTTGCCGCAACGTTATTAGCACAAGCGTTAAGGTTATATAAATCATCTTTAAATGATTCTGATTTTTTAAGAATGTTGAAATCAATACCAGAATCGGCAAATAATATTAGACCTTATGATGAATTGGAATCTAAGGATAAACAAACAATAAACTAATGCCAATATACAGTTTTGAAAATATTAAAACAGGTGAAGAATATACAGAACATTTATCAATGTCAGAACTTGAAACATATTTAAAAAAAAACAAAAACGTTAGGCAAGTATTTACTTCTCTAAATATTGTAGGTGGTGTATCCGGTTTAACTCATAAAACAGACAGTGGTTGGCAAGACAATCTACAAAGAATAGCAGAAGCTCATCCAGGATCTCCATTAGCTGAAAGATATAAAAAGAAATCTATTAAAGAAGTTAAAACAAAAGAGATAATAAATAAACATAGGAAAAGAAAAAATGGTAGATAATAATATTCCAGATTACATGCGTGGTTTTGATTTAAATGATGATTGGGGTATTACACCAGTTAATACAACACCAACTCAACCACAACAACCAACTATTGATCCTAGTTTAATAGAATCTAGTAACGTAGAAATTTCTAAAATTAAATCAGATGTATCATCTATTAAATCCATGATGAATGAAATAATGGACATTGTTAATGAAAAAGATTCTGTTTCTAAAGAAGTTATAGATGCTAATACAATTCAAAGATTCAAAGATATTGAAAAGGTTATACTACCATTTCTATATAATTTAAGTAAGAGTGATGAACCATATATACATTGGCCTAATAGGGGGCCTATTATAAAGGCACAAATAGAAAAGATATTAAAATTAACAAGAGGATAATATGAACTTAACGGAAAACGTATCACTTAAAGAATTAACTAAAAGTGAATCAGCAACAAGATTTGGCATTTCAAATGAACCAACAGAAGAAGCTTTAGAAAATTTACAAAAATTAGCAACACATATACTTCAACCAGTTAGAAATAATTTTGGTAAACCTTTAATTATAACTTCAGGATATAGGTCGCCAGAACTTTGTGTAAAAATAGGAAGTACAACAACCAGCCAACACACTAAAGGCCAGGCTGCGGATTTTGAAATTGGTGGTATTGCTAATAAAGATTTAAGCGATTGGATTCACCAAAACCTTGACTACGATCAATTAATACTGGAATTTTGGAAACCAGAAGATCCTAATAGCGGTTGGGTACACTGTTCTTATAAAGGCGAAGGATTGAATAGAAAACAATATCTAAGAGCCATAACAGAAAACGGTAAGACTAAGTACGAACCTATGATATAGGCTTGACAAACCACCTATATTATGATATATTATTAGAATATGCCTAAAGAATTTAAATTTGTTAAAGTTGATCCTAAAGTTTTACCTGATACTAAAGGTAAAAATATAGACGGTATAAGATTCTATGAAATAGATGGTAAATCATATCCATCAGTTACTTCCGTATTGTCTTTACTTAAAAAAGATTCATTACAAGAATGGAGAAATAAAGTTGGCGAATCTGTTGCCAATTGGGAAATGGGCAGAGCTGCTAGACGTGGTAAAGCAATGCACACATTAGTTGAACAATATTTACAAAATTTAACACCATCAATCAGAGATGTATTACCATTAGGTTTATTTAAACTTATAAGACCTTATGTAGATCAAATTGATAATATAAAAATGTTAGAAACTATTATGTATAGTAAAAAGTTAACACTTGCTGGACAGGTGGATTGTATTGCTGAATATAATGGTAAATTGTCTGTAATAGATTTCAAGTCGGCTAATAAAGAAAGAGAAGAAGGTTGGATAGAAAATTACTTCTTACAAACTACAGCCTATGCCATGATGTATGAAGAATTATATGGCGAGAAAATAGATCAATTAGTAGTTATATTGGCCTGTGAAGATGGTATAGCTCAGTGCTTTATTAAAAATAAAGCAGACTATGAAAAGAAACTTATAGAATCAGTACAAAACTTTTACACACATTTTAATAATAAACAAAAATCCTAGTAGTAAATTATTTTAATAAATTTTTGCAAAATAGAATAATTTTTTAAAATTTTAAAAAAAAATCTTATTTTTAACTTATTTTTCTATTTAACTTGATTTTTGCAGAAAATTATACTATATATTATTATAAAGGAGATATAAAATGAATATATTTAAAACATTAATTT